CCAGAGTCACTAGAAAAGCTCGATACAATTGTAGAACTTGGTGGTGGCATTGGCGACATGGCCGATATCGTCTACAAGCTTGGATTTAAGGGTAAGTATATCATTTATGATTTTGCTGAAGTTGGAGCAATTCAGAAGTGGTATCACAATGAACTAGGTCATACCAACATCGTGCATACTTCTGATGTGAATGATCTGTGCAATGCAGATCTAATGATTGGCACTTGGTCATTTACTGAAATGCCACTTGAACTTCGCGATGAAATTATGCTAAAGATCGGTGAAACAAAGAATTGGCTCATTGCTTACTCTAATCAGATTTTTGGTATTGACAATGAGAAGTATATTCGAGATGTTTTTATTCCTCAAATTGAAGAAAATCGAACAATTGAATATACTGACATCCCATTTATGCCATGGGATGGAGGAGCAAAATATCTTTCAGCAAAATCAGTGATTTAATTATGTTTGCTAATATAGAGATTCGTGATGTTGAGATTGAAGGTGAAACCAATTGGTACTGGATCAAAGAAGATAAAGTGTGCTTTGAATCAGTAATTGAACACTGGAACAATCATCACGTACACAAGTATTTTACACACATTACTAATTATGGTACAGTAGTAACCGCAGGTACAAACTGTGGAATGTATGCTAGACTGTATGCTAAGCGATTCAAGCACGTTTTTGCTTTTGAACCAGAACCAGTTGCATTCACATGCATGGTGAACAACAATCCATACGATCACGTTATTAAGCTGAATGCAGCTCTTGGTCATGGCCATGGTATTGTTGGTTTATATCGTGTTCCTCAAGAAGGACCTGGTACTAATGATTTAAACATCGGAATGAATATTCTTCAACCGCCATCTGAGCAGTTTAATATTCCTATGATGACAATCGATTCTTTAAATTTGGCCGAATGTGATCTTATTGCACTCGATGTAGAAGGATTTGAGCAAGGAGTTCTTGAGGGCGCTAAAGCCACTATTGAAAAGTATAAACCAGTAATTATTGCAGAAAGGTTTAACAGCCCTGAGCAACAACAGTTTATGAATGATCTTGGATATCAATACACAGATCAATCATTCCTAGATTCAATTTATGTAGCAGTAGGAAAATTAAATCCTAATGTTTTTAGCTACAGAGTTGGATAAATAAGACGTTGAGAAGTTCTCGACAAATACAACGAATATAACGAAATATAACGACATATAAGGAGATTAATTATGTCTTTTGCTGATCTTAAGCGTTCGTCTGCAACCTCGTTTGAAAAGCTCACTAAGGAGCTACAAAAGCAGACTACCACATATGACCGTGGTGATGATGATAAGTATTGGAAGCCTACTCTCGATAAGGCTGAAAATGGTTATGCAGTCATTCGTTTCCTTCCGCCTCCGGGTGGTGAGGATCTCCCATTTGTTCGCATCTGGGATCATGGTTTTAAAGGACCAACCGGTCTCTGGTATATTGAAAAGTCTCTGACCACTCTTGGCCAGAACGATCCAGTTTCTGAGCATAATTCCGTTCTATGGAATACGGGCCTTGAGTCCGATAAGGAAAAGGCACGTGAACAGAAGCGCCGCCTTTCTTATACTTCTAATATCTACGTTGTCAGTGATCCGGGAAATCGTGATAACGAAGGTAAGGTCTTCCTGTACAAGTATGGCAAGAAGATCTTTGACAAGCTGAACGATCTGATGAACCCTCAATTTCAGGACGAGAAGCCAGTAAATCCGTTCGATCTTTGGACGGGTGCTAATTTCAAGCTCAAGATCCGTAAGGTTGAGGGTTACCGCAACTACGATAAGTCTGAATTCGACTCTCCCGCACCACTGTCGAATGATGACGCTGAGCTTGAAGCGATTTACAAGCAGGAGCATCCATTGCAAGATCTTGTCAATCCAAAGCACTTTAAGTCATATGATGAGTTAAAGACGCGTCTCAACAATGTCCTAGGACTTTCTGTCGCAGCACCAAAGGTTCGTGGAGTTGCTCTTGATGAAGAAGAGTATAAGGCTCCGGCTCCAACCTTTTCGACATCAGCAGCAACTACTGCTCCAGCGACTGCAGCGCTCGGTACCGAAGATGATGAAGAAGATGCCGTCTTCATGAAGTGGCTTTCTGACGAAGATTGATCGGTGGGAAAGGGGGCTGGGAAACCGGTCCCCTTTCTTTTTAAGCTACCGTTGCTTTAACTAATGGCGACTCGCCAACATTTAAATCTTGATAACCAAAGCGTCTCAAATAATAATAGACGCTATTTTTATCTGTAGAGGTTGCCGGATTTTGTGTTGTGCCAGTATTAGATCTATTAATATTTGGAGCTCGTGGAATTGATATTTTAGGCAGAGCTTTGGGTGTTTTAGATACTGCTATCTCAGCATTTGTTTGTACAGCTGCAGCACCGATTGCTTCTGAATAGTCTACTTTGCCTCGAGGAACCCCCGGCTTAATAATAGTCGAACCTAGTATGCCAAACAACTCGCCGATCTTTTCCATGCCCATGTTAACAGTATCAGATGCCACGCTCATAAGGCTATTGGCATCGCCAGTAGTACTGCTTCCACGACCTTCGCGACCGCCCACAGACACGTGCATATGTGTCTCATGGCCTTTGGCGCGCCAAATAGTATTATAGCCAGCAGCTCTTAACTGTGGTTCTAAAGCATCAAGAATTGCACCTTCGTTCGGGCCAGGAAAATTGACATCGATCGCCATGCCTCTATAGTGTCTTGAGTTTTGACTATGATCTCCAACTCTTCCGCTCAGAGTTGGATGTTCCATCTTACTCTTGTCAGCACCCATTGATGCTAAGTAATTTCCAAGAGCTACAATATCATTCTTAGGAATTTGTCCTGGTGCTGATGCTGTTGATTGTGTTTGTGGTGTAGCATTTGGTGCTGGAGTTGAAGTTGTTTGTGGTGTAGCATTTGGTGCTGGAGTTGCTTGCGGCGCAGATGACGACGTTGAGGAACTATTACTTGTTGTAGATCCACTAGAAGTAAAATGCTTATAAGCAGTAATTCCGCCACCCACAACTGCGCCGGCAACCATACCCACTCTTGGAACTATAGATCCAACTACTGCTCCTGTTGCTGCACCCGCTCCTACACTCGCAAAGAATGAAGGCTTTTGCTCTGTAGTAACTGGCTGCGCATCGGGAGTCGGTGTTTTAGCACCATTTTCAGATTGTGATTCTGTTGCAGTAGGATCAACAGCGCTACTACCAAGAAGAAATGTAAATGCTTTGTTTATGGTTGACACAACACCGGTGATAAACTTGCCAGTTTCTACAACACCATTAACAACACTCTTTATTGCTTCTTGTACTGGATCTAATGTTAATAAAGCTAAAGCTCCAAGACCGAGTAAACCGGCTGAAGATCCACTTATTCTTTCAGCATCTGGTTTTACACTTTGTGTTTGTGCATCTTGACTTATATTCTCAATTTGAGCTTCTCTAATAGACAATAAGTTATTTTTAGCAATGTTTTTTTGATTATCTAGTCTTTGCTTTAAGAACCCATCAATCGATGCTAGAGCTCCTATCATTTTTACGATAGGTTTATTGATATTCACATTACTGTAAACTAATGTTCCTCCACCAGTCTTTTGAACTTGTGGAGTTACTGTCGTTTTTGTTTGTTGCATCCCCGCAATGCCAGCCATGCCCATCGAAGCTGACACATTAGGAACAGTTGGTTTTCCTACGGCATTATTCAGTGTGATTTGAAAACTTGGTGGAACTGGAGTTTTTGTCTTTTGGTCAATCCATCCCTGATTAACATCATAAACAAACTTCTGCCCATTGATTAATACTGGTTCTACAGTAGTATCAATCTTCACTCGAAGTTTTTTTAAAACAGGTTCATTTATAACCAAACTGTCGAGTAGGCGAATTAATCCCTTATCAGCTGGCTGCTTGGTTTTAGAATCAATCCAGCCTTTGTTAAAGTCTTTAATAAATTTTTGATCGCCAATTGTTACTGGAGTCATTCGGCATACCTAAAGTGTGCTAAATATTTTGTTAAAACATTAGCATTTTTATAATTAGGATCTAAATTAGATATAGATTTTACAGAACCTCCACGCGATATTCCAGCTGGAATTGTAGGAGATGTAATTGCAGATTTGCTCTTTTCTTTTTTAATACCAAACGTAATATCGTTCTGAAGTTTCATTGACTCGCTGTTGATTTTTTCTGAAGCATTAGGAGTAGCTGGAATAAAATCTCTACGCACACCTGGCTTAATAATAGCTGAACCAAGCATACCGAATACTTCGCCCATCTTTTCAACTCCAGCATTTATCATTCCAGATACACCCGGTGAAGAATTGTATGAAGAAGAAGCAAATTTTCCACCATCATATGTTTTCATAAATTTGGCTTGTACTTGCTGAGGAGTTACAGCGTTCACACTCTGTGCTCGAGCAGATATCCTACCTTGCGCATTACCAGTAAACCAAACAAGAGGAACTTTAGAAACATCACCAGCTACGTCTGGCATGCTTAAGATATTTTTTACATAGTTAGCAGCGACGGCGTCTTGAACTTCCGGAGGTGCTAAATACGCTCTAGAATATTCTGTTCCAATTCCTGCTTTAGCAGCTTGTGATTTCCAAGTGCTATCTAAAAATTGATAAGCACCAGAAGCACTGCTTCCAGCTTTGTATGAATTTTCACCGTAGTTTCCACTAGATTCGTTTGTTCTAATTGCAGCTAAAATCTTTTGAATATCTGCTGGAACCGGTGGAAGATTTCCAGTTCCTTGTGGCGCACCAGAAATAGATCCCTTAGTTGCCATGGCATCTGGGCTGTTAATCTCTTTTACTATCTCGGCATCACCAACACCAGCCTTGTCAGCTTGGCTTCCTGCGATAAACTCTTTCCACAACCCATAAATTTCATACATCAAATATAAACTAAATCCAAGATTCACTAGAAATCCAATAGCTCCAAAGACGGCTCCAACACCAGTAGCAGCTACTGCGCCTGATGCTAAACTAATAGCTATACGTTGTTCTATTTTTCTTACAAGTTCTTTTTTACCACGCGCTAGAAGAAAGGCTAAAAACTTTCTCCACATTGGTCCCTTTAAGAATGCTACTGATCCTACTGCTGCTCGTTTTCCAGCAAACCCTGTAGCTGCCTGAAGCGCAGCTCCTGTTCCTCGTGCAGCAGCCACTTTTCGTGAAATACCAACAGCAGATTTTGCTCCTCGGAATCCAAGGTAGCCTATACCACCAGCCGCGGCCAAGTTTACAGCAGTATTATCTCCTCCACCTTGACCAGTCATTCGGTTGTATACAGTTAAAGCAACTGCTTCAGCAAGAATGCCGATTAATCCACCCTTTAATCTTCCCTTGAGACCTTTACCGCCAAATAAGAATCCGAAAATACCACCCGCAGGAATCATAGCAGCTAGATCGCCTAACCAGCTAAATTTTGTTTTGAATTGTTCAACATTTTCTTTTAATGCATTAAGTTCTTTTTGGTCTAACGCACTAGCAATTAAAGCACCAACACCGCCGAGTACTAAAGCAAACTTGGCGATTGACGCTGCCGCACTAGCATTGTCTTTAACATCTGATTTCAAACCAGATAGTCTGTCTTTAATATCTGTAAAAGTGGTGGCTGGCTTACTTTCAATAATTGCTTCTCTTTCAATCTGAGTCTGCTCTTGGTAAGAACGTCTCTCAAATTCGAGCTGTGATTTAAGCGATTTATCGATCGATACTAGATATTTTACAGCCGTATCTAATAGAGCTTCTGTTGGCATCTTTGTAGATACTTGTGGCTTTGCAATAGATTTCGGAGCCGGCAAAGTTCCACCACCAGATATCTTTTGTTTTCCAGCAGTTCCAGCCATTCCCAGATTGCTAGTAATTCTATTACTCGATGATGTTGAAGCTCTGTTAGAAGTACTCTGGCCAGCCCTGGCAAGTGCTCTACCAGCCATTCCAAATGCTTGACCGGCTTTAACTACAGCACCTGCGGCTCCAGCTAAAGCACTTTCGGCAGTGCCTACAGCTTTTATTCCTAATTTTGCTGCGATCTGTCCGAGCATTACGTCTTTCTACTCTCTATCTCTTGTTTTTGTTGTTCTAAAAATTCTAATAACATATCAACATAGAGATCCCTCTCGTATGGTATCAAACCTTCAATTTCACTGATCGAATATTTATGATGCTGAGCTAAAGAAAATATCATAGAATAGTATCTTGCTAAAGTCGTATGACTCAGCCCCACATAAAAAAATCTTTGAGACTCGCCAATTCAATTGATCGTTCACTTCCAATAGAATTAGTATATTCAATCTTATGATATAGACGTGGAACGTTCTCAAAGAACTCGCGAATCTTTTCGAATGTCTTAACATCTAATCCATCTAAGAACTCAGAGATCTCTTCTTCACTAAAATCATCAGCAACATACACGGTATCTTCATCATAGATTGTGTCGATACAATTAACAATGAAGAATGTCATGAGATCAACTTCATTCTCAAAACCACTCATTTTATCAGTAATAGATGCGGATGGATACTTCATAGTCATACCAACAGAATCATTGATTTCAATTTTAGAATTAATGTTTTTTGGCATTTCAATTTCAATAGTATCAAGATCAAGTTCAAAATTATATACTTCATCGTCTTCAGTATCACGATAAGATAATTTTACAACATTGTTTACTGACTTTGAACGCAACTTAAGAAAAGCATACTCAAGGTCAAAGATCGCTAATGTATCTAGATCTAGATGATCTTGAATACAGTTGTTTAAAATCTGCTTAATAGCTCTGATGATTTCACTATCATTACCACTTTGCTGAGCAATGAGAAGGATCTTCTCTTCCTTGACCAGGAAAGGTCGGAATGTAACCTTCTTTCCAGTTGAAGGAATAATCATATCAAATAGTGGCTGGTCAATTTTTGGTAGAGGCATTATAATACTCCATTATGTTTTCAATAATTAAGCGCTGAAGGTTCGAACAATTAAGCCTTGCACAGCGGATTGTGATGATGTTGGTGATTGTGGTATATTCTCATTTGAATTTGGGCTACTAGAATTTATAGAATTTTGTATAACTTCCATAGTTGGCGAATCAAATCTATCTGCCGCAGCCCGGCCGCCCTTATCAGTTGGTTGCTTTCTTTCTTCTAATGGACTCACTAAAGCTTCAATATTATCATACTGTTGTGATGCATCAGTCGCACGAGGAGCTTTAACTCTCATATTTGTGTATGCAAAATTCACTGTAAGCTTTTGAACTTGATTTTCGTCTGCCCAGGCAAGATTTTGTGATTGAATATTCATTGGAAATACATCAAACATTTCGTATTCAGTTACAGTCTGTTGTTGTCTATTATAAACATAAACTCTAACAATTGGATTAGCATATCCGTCTTTATATCCAACTTCAAATGGGAAATATGTGCCCAGTCCGTCGCGGAAAGCACCTTCATTAGTACTTTGTAACATATTAGCATTTGGTGAGTCATGCATAACAATTGTGTTCATCCATTGGTGCATGAAATCAATAATTTCAGAATTGCCATCAACTAACCATGTTATTGAAACATCACTGAACTGAACACCATATGGAACCTTTTCCACCGGACCATATCCATATCTACGAATATTTTCTTCTTCTAGTAATGATGGAGTTGGAAGAACAATACTTTCGCATCTCATCATCAATGTACTTCTTTTGTTTATTACAAAATTAGTTAGAGGTTCATTTTCCGGAAATCCCATTTTAAACGGTGAAAAAGTAACTAAATATGAATGTGACGGCAAAACATCGTTATTATTAATTTCTGATCTGAAACTGTTTATATTGAAAACCTGAGTCTGGCTAGAGCCATATGTTTCAATTCTACTTTTTTGATTTATTTCTGACTTAGAAAGACTTTCTAAACTTGGAGGAAGTGTTTCAGTGCTTGGTTGTGGAAGTTGATTTTTACTTGGAGAAGATGAACTGCTAGCCCCAGTCGCACCAGACCCTCGCCCAGCGCCTTTATTAGTTGTTGTTGCACCAAGTCTAACTTTTTCTTTTATGTACGTTTCTTCAAAAACAGATCTTTGGTTTGCAACAGCTTGAGCTCGATAATTAACTGATCCACGAGCATTCCCGCGAGTATTTGACCCTGCTCTAAGATTTTTTTCAGCTTTAGCAATTTGTGCTTGGCCTTCTTTGGTCGCAGCCCACTTATCAAATTCTTTTCCAGCAGCCGCCCCATATTTTTCGCGGCCGTATTTAGCCACACTCTGGTTAGCACCTGGCAGTGCATTAAGAGCACTCGTAGTGGATCCACTTTCAGCCTGTTCGCGTAATCCTGCCATTACTTTCTAATCCCTAACATTCTCTTTGAATCGTTCCATACCTGAGTCTTCGACTTCTTGGCGAAACGTTCTGTTGGTAAGAAGAGAGCAATGTCCCACTCAGAAGGGTACACATACATAAAACGAGAACGTACATGCTCATCTAGATAATGCTTTACACAAGGCGAAAAGAATCTCATCTTTGAAATGCTTGTGAGAAGCTGATAGTTTAATTTGATCTTTGTTGACTCGTCGTAGCGAGTGTTGTTGGCATAATCATACAGAGCATCCATTAGTTTTGCTCTGAGTTGCGGTGGAAGATAGTGAAGGTTGATTCCATAAAATCCACCTGGAACTTTACGAAATGGAAAGACCATAGGAAATCTATCATAATATGGAAGTTCATCTTTCCACTTAGGATCATAATTAAACATATACATCGAGCCAATAATTGGTTTAGCAACCAATCTACCCTGATCACCCTTCATAAGTGATCTTTCATTTACGGTTCTCATTTTAGCAGCAGTATCGCGAAACCAATCACGTGACGCTTGAGTACGCGCCGGAATCTGTCCAGAACGAACACCCTGAGTGATGATTGTATCAAATATAGTTGCCACTAGAATTTCAGTCCTAAATGATCTTCGGTTAAAATTTCAAATGCCCAGCCACGATCTCTACAGAATTCTGTAGCAGCTTTCCATTTAGCTTCATTAATTCCCCACGTCATCACTTCATTGATATAACGCTTGTTTGGTTTATTTATTACAGCTGGAGGCTTTGTCTGGCTTTTAGGTTTAATCTCAATGAGAGCACACTTGACGTTACCATCTGGCATTCTCTTTTTTATATAGAAGTCTACGAAGTATCGATGAATTCTATTATCAATAGGCGAACGATAAGGAACCACGTGTTCTTCACTCGCCCATTCTAGAACACTTGAATCTTTGTCTAATCTAGACATATAAACAAGTTCCCACCGCGAACGATAAACAATGTTCGTAGGATCACCTCTATATTTTGAAGGATTAATTGGTTTAAATTTGCCTTTATACGCCATAGATCTATTTATAAATAACTAGAGAACTTTCAAAGAAGAGAAGTCATGGCAATTATCAATCTAAATATCAAAAGCTTTAAGAAAGATCTCGGAGGTATTGCTAATAGACTAGTGAATAGTGCTATCAATAAGGTGGAACAAAAGCTTGAAAATGCGGTAGAAGATCTTTTTGCAAAAGGTCTAAATAAAGTAGGTCTGTCTTCTGCTGTGACTTCGGATTTGTCGTCTAGGTTTGGTGATGCGTTTTCAAATGGAAGAGCAGATGATTTTTTCAGAACTTCTACATCGGAACAAAATCGCGTTTCGCCTAGAGAAATAGAACAAAATATGTTAGCAGGAAGTGCTGAAACTACTTTAGATGCTATGCAAAAAATTAACACAACAGATATTTCTTCGGCCGCGGTGATGCAATTCCCAGATCAAATGGGGCAATATTACATGGCTTTAGACTTTCAGAGCTATGAAAGACCGAGCCCACAGATGCAAGCAGTCTTTAAAAGATTTAAAACTATACATCTTCCAGTTCCAAGAGATTTAAAAGAAACGTTCGAGCTGGATGTTAATTCATCTAAAATGGGCGGTGTTGCTGGTGGATTAGCAGATGCTGGTTTTGATCTCCTTCGAGGCGCCGGGACGGCTGTGCAGGGCACGGAGTTTGCTATTTTATACGCAAAGCTTGCTCAAGCACTCGAAGGCCCTGGAGCTGATGCGCTCGGTCAGGCACTAGGTGCAGTTCCTAATCCACATTTGCAAGCAATATTCTCTGGTGTTGAACTGAGATCTCATTCGTTCCAATGGACATTTGCACCGCGAAATCCAGCAGAAAGCAAAAATCTTAGAGCAATTGTTAATGAGATTAAAAAGAATTCTTTACCAAATTACAGTACTACGGGTACAGCAGCGCTCCAGTATCCTCCTATGGTTGAAATTGCGTTGATGGGATTTAACGAACCACTTATAAACTTTAAAAAATGTTTGATCAAAAGTGTGTCTGTTAACTATGCTCCAGCCGGTATACCTTCATTCTTTGCTGGCTCGAGAGAGCCTACCATGATTCAATTAGAAATACAGTTACTTGAAACCGAAATTCAGACGGCTCGTGATTATGGACTACAGTCCGGCGGCCGCCCAGATAATCTTGAGAACTTTAAAGATGCTGCAGAGGCAGGGGCTCGTAAAATAGGATTAGGATCGGCTATAGATGAAGGTAAAGGCTTAGTAGCAAGTATTTACACAGGTGTTGCTAAAGGAGTTGCTAAATAATCATGGGTAAGTATTTTAACAGATTTCCACTTGTTGATTATAATGGCACTCCGGCTAAGAATATTTTAGCGCGAGTAGATTTTACAGATAAAACTAAAAAAGATATTTATGTTAATTTTGACTATGTTCTTCAAGAAGGTAGTACTAGACCAGACATTCTTTCTTTTAATTATTATAATTCTTCACAGTACGATTGGTTAATCTATATGGCCAATAGTATTGTAGATCCATATCATGATTACTATAAATCAAATCAAGACTTCAACAACTATATAATTGGCAAATATGGCTCTATAGAATTAGCTAGAAGCTTAATTTTATTTTATAGAAATGACTGGGCTCCTGATGAAAGTTTAATCTCTGAATCAGTGTATGACAATCTAAGTTCGAACATCAAGAAATACTGGAAGCCGAGACTTAATATAACATCACAGATAGTTGGCTATGAACGAGTAAAAGAAGATTGGATCGCTTCTACAAATAGAATTGTACAGTTAACTGTATCAATTGATATTTCTTCTTTTGATGTTGGCGATATTATTAGCCAAACTTCCACTGCTGCTTCCGGAACACTAGTATCTAAAGACGATGATGCTGGTATTCTTATTGTTCAGCATATAGAAAGTGATTTTGAAGTTTCTACCTCTGAAAATATTACAGATGTTATAACGCTGAAAGAAAATATTACAATTGAAGAACAGAATTTCTGGGCTCCTGTGTATGCTTATGATTATGAAGAAGAACAAAATGAGCTTAAGAAGTATATTACTATGATCAAGTCTAGTTATGTTCCGGATATTGAAAAAACATTTATTGAGCAACTTAAACAATGACGCCAACGCAGTACCGTGAAGGTAAATTCAAACTTATAAACTTCAAAATGAGTGTGCCCGGTGGAAGAAAACTGGGGCTTACACCATACTGTGCGATGGCTGACATATATGAAAGTGTACTTGAGCCAACTGTAATTGCAGAATTTATTATATCAGATAAAGTTGGCATGTTTGATCATTTTAATTTTTTAGAGCAAAGTATCGATCTTGAATTTACTACATATGATGATAACGCAGAAGCTTCAGTAAAGTATACTTTTTACCCTATTATTGTAGATCCGGCAGACACTCTTCCTGATGACAAGGGAATTGTCTACAAAATTACGTGCGTTTCAAAAGAAGCTCTAGTGTCATCACAAAAGAAGAACATGTCGCTGGTAAAGAAAAAGATAGAATGTGAAAGAATGATAGCAACTATTCTTCAGTCAGCAGATGGTATAGAGACGAAGAAACCGATTTTCCTAGAAAAGACTGAAGGTCTTCACGCGTTTAATTTTACTATTGTGAATCCTTTTACTGCAATCGACGAAATTAGATTGAAAGCAATGTCTTCAGAATTTAAGGGACACTGTTTCTTATTCTTTGAAAACACTAAAGGATACCATTTTAAATCTTTTGAAGGATTAGTTAAAGAGGGCCTTACTAAAATTGGTGATAAATTCTTCACTCAATCTACTGTATCTAATATTAGTATGGAAGGCACTTCATGGAGAAACATTTTAGCATTTAAAGCAATTCAAACTGGGAATGCCAATGTTACTCGAGCTCTCGGCGCAGGAAAGGTTACAGTAAGAAAGATTAATATTAATACTCAAGAAATTGAAGATATTAGTGTAAATCCAAAAACGCTTAGTTTCATTCAATTGAATAAAGGCTCTGAGTCATCGTCTACAGCAGCACAAAATGAGTTGTCAAAGAGTGAAGGTAGGATTATAGAATACCGGTATGATCCTACTATAGAAACAGCAGAGTCTGCTTATGCTGCAGCAGTAAGACCATATTATCTTTCATTCTTGTTTAATACAATTGCACAAATTACAATATATGGTGATACTACAATAACTATCGGAGACGTGATTACTGCAAAGATTCCAGAATTTAATGCACTCACCTTGGGTGAAGACAGATCATATGTTGATACCAATTCTGTAGCCGCTGGTAATTATCTAGTTACTAAGTGCCGGCATTTATTAACATTTGGTGAAAATTCTGATTACTTGCAAGCACTAGAGATTGTAAAAGATGGTTATGGTGGTGAGGCTCCAAGAGCTTATGCGTAAAGGAATTATAGAATGAATATTGAACGCTGGTTCCAGGGTGAAGTTGTCGACATCGATGACCCACAAAAGATGGGCCGGATCAAAGTAAAAGAACTTATTGGTCATTCTTTAGAATCTAATAATAATCTATTTTGGTGCCATATTGTTATGCCAACCACTGGAGCAAATGCAAAAGGAATAGGCGTGTCGGCCGTTGGGTTGAGTAAAGACTCAAAGGTATTTGGTTTTAGAGTCGACTCTAAGCTTTCTTACATTATTGGTAGTTTTCCTTATGCGGTAGATGATTCGAATCATTCGGTTTCAAGTTATGCTAGAGGTAACGGCCCAGTTGAAAAAGATTATGTAGAAGAACTCGGAGAAAAGAAAACCAAATACGCTGCTAAATATCCATATAATAAAACTATTACAACTGAAAGCGGGCATGTTCTAGAACTTGATGATACTCCAACAGCTGAGCGAGTTCATGTTTATCATAAGTCTGGATCATATATTGAGATCTTTCCTGATGGTACCATTATTACGAAGTCAGTAAAAGATTCTACTAGTGTGACTATTAATGATCATTCTATTAGTGTTATCAAGGGTGATCTTCAAATTTTATCAAATGAAGGTAAGATCCAAATTACTTCTGATGGTGACATTGATTTAGTATCTAAGTCTGGTGTTGTGAATATTAGTGGAACAGATATTGGTATGACCGGTAAGATATACATTGATGGAGATGTTGAATTAACAGGAGAATTAAAGTCTGATGGTGACATTATATCAGATGGTATTTCTTTACAAAAACATAAGCATAGCCGTTCTGGATCGCCTCCGGTCAAATAAATAAAAGAAAAGAGATTTAAATGGTCGATGTCACCAGAATAAATAAAATTACTAGAACAGAAGTAGCTTCTGCTAAGAAGCCGTATTACAGTGACTTTTATACTAATTTTAATGCTCATCCTCAAAACAAGCGCTTAGCAAAATATGTTAATGAAGAATCTGTAAAGCGTTCTATTCGTAATTTAATTCTTACTGAAAAATATGATAGAATGTTTCAGCCAGAAATTGGGTGCAGAATCAAAAGTCTTTTGTTTGAAAACATATCTAATGCTATTTCAGAAGAAATAAAAAAGACTATAGATGAAACTATTCGCCAATATGAACCAAGAGCTAGAATAGTCGATATTATCGTTCAGGCAAATGAATCTAGACACGCCTATGATATATACATCTATTTTGAGATAATAAATAGTGTAAATCCTGTCGCACTTAATTTAACACTTTATAGAGCAAGATAATGGCTGCAAACTCAAGTATAGCTTTAACTCAATTAGACTTTGATTCAATCAAAACTTCGCTCAAAACTTATTTGACTGAACAAGAAGAATTTAAAGATTACGATTTTGATGGTAGTAACCTGTCAGTTCTATTAGACGTTCTTGCATATAACACATATCAAAATGCATTTTATTTAAATATGGTCGGAAATGAAATGTTTCTGGACTCGGCGAAGTTGCGCGACAGCGTTATTTCACACGCCAAAGAGCTTAATTATCTTCCAAGATCATTTACATCCGCTAAAGCAGATATTCAATTATCAATTACACCAACAGATCAGAATAAAAACTCTATTGTAATACCAAAGGGTACTTCTTTTATAACAAGAATAGATGATTATTCATTTTCATTTAATACAACAGAAAATATCATACTTTCAAATAAAGTAAATGGAGCTTTTGTTAGTGATACTATTACTATTTACGAAGGTAACTACTTAAGCGATACTTATGCTATTAACTATAGCAATCCTCTGATATATAAAATCAATAATAAAAATGTAGATGTATCAAGTTTATCTGTTACAGTACTTGAAGACAATGGATCTGTAAATATAGAATATTCTAGAGCAACTTCATTGTTTGGTTACGATGAAACTTCTACTGTATTTTTTGTTCAACCGGGCGTTGGTGATTTATACGAGGTTGTTTTTGGCGATGGTGTTGTAGGCCGGAAGCCAAAAAACAATGCAATCGTTGTTATTGAATATAGAATATCAAATGGTGAATTACCGAATGGTTGCTTTAGATTCATCAACGCCGGTAGAATTGATAATGAAGCAGATGTAGTTGTTACTACAATTAGTAGCGCTGCTGATGGTGCAGTTGCTGAAGATCTAAATTCTATTAAATTCAATGCGCCAAGAGCGTTCACTGCTCAAGAGCGAGCGATCACTGCTGATGATTATGAAAATCTATTAAAAGCTAATTATCCTGAAATTAATACAGTCACAGCATACGGTGGAGAAGATGCTACACCTCCTCAGTATGGCCGCATCTTTGTGTCTGTTGATCTTACAGAGATTGATGGGTTGCCAAAAATCAAAGAAGATGAATATAAAAGATTTTTAAGATCTAGATCATCTGTGGCAATGGAACCAATCTTTATTAATCCAGATTATACATATCTTAAAATTGATAGTATCATAAGATACAATATTAACCGCACTGGCTTAAACCCAGAAGATATTCGTACGTATGTTATCGATACTATTTTAAACTATGCTTCGACTAGTTTAAATAGTTTTTCTAGAACTTTCAGATATTCTAAACTAGTACAAGCAATAGACTCTACAGATTCTAGTATTATTAGTAATGAAACAGATGTATTGCTAGTAAAGTATCTTACTCCAGATTTAAATATACCGTTAAATCTTACAGTAGACTTTAAAAATGCTTTAACTCAAGAAATTCCACTTCTTGCAGATGAGCATCCTGTTATTGATGTTCATGCTATTACTTCTACACCATTTACATATAATGGAATTGAAAACTGTGTTATTGAAGATAATGGTGACGGGCTATTAAGAATTGTTACTCAGGTTGGAAGTAATCATAAAAAAATTATCGATATTGGTACTGTTGACTATGATGCTGGCATAGTAAGATTAAACAATCTAACTATTCAAAATTATTTTGGCACATCATTTAAAATATATGCTGAACCGCGCTCACGCGATATTACTGCTATTCAAAATGTAATATTAAATATTATTGAACCAGATTTAAATATTACAATTGAGCAGATCAGAGAATAATGAAGAAAATAGAATCACTTATTTCTCCTCTTGTAGAGAACCAGTTTCCTTCTTTTTATAAAGAAGAGGGCCCACAGTTTATTGCTTTTGTCAAAGCATATTACGAGTGGTTAGAAACTTCAAATAATGTTATCTATCAAGCCCGTAAACTACCAGAATACAGAGATATTGATACTACTATTGATGAGTTTATTTTACAGTTCAAAGAAAAATATCTAAACAACATTCAATTTGATACTGCTACAAATAAACAACTGCTTGTCAAAAATGCTTTAGATCTATATCGGTCAAAAGGCACAGAACGATCAATTGACTTGTTCTTTAAATTAGTATATGGTACATCAGCCGAAATTCGCTATCCTGCTGATAATATTCTGCGCACTTCAGATGGTGTATGGGAAAGACCACAGTATTTAGAAGTTACTCATAATCGTTATAATATCGATTACGTCGGAAAGCAAATTATTGGTGCTATCTCTGGTGCTAAAGCTTTTGTTGAAAAGTATATTCGTCGTCGTACTGCAGTTGGCTATATAGATATTTTATACATTAGTAATATACAGAGCCAATTCATAAATGGTGAACTTCTCGGTTTAAATATTAACAACACACCTGTATTTGATAGAACTAAAAGAGCTCAACTTCTTGGTTCTATCAAAAGAGTTATTATTCAAGATCGTGGTCGCGATTTTAGTGTTGGTGATATTGTATCATTTAGCGGATCTGTTTCTGGAGAAGGTGGCTTAGCTCGAGTCGAAGCTGTGAGCGAAGCTTCTGGAATTATTGACTTTATCTTTATTGATGGTGGTTATGGATACACGGTAGATGCCGATTCTATTATTTCTGAAAAAGTAATATCTCTACAAAACACCACTACTACTAGCGGTGGTTCTTACTTTAAGCTGTTTGATCAGGCTGTACAGCCTCTTATTAATATGACATTTACTAGTGCTACTGCAAATCTTGCCGTAGGCGAAACTGTTTATAGATATGCTGCTAATGGAGCACTATCTGGAGCCGGCAATATTCTGAGTATAGTTCAGAATAACGCAAATGGCACAGCAGTAATTTCACATGTAAATGGCGTATTCACCAATTCTGTAACGTATTATACTTCAGCAAATACTAAATCATTATACGCAAACTCTACATTGGATGCAACCATTACTGGTAAAGTAATGGGAATTCCACAAACATATTCTGTATTTGTTAAAGATCAAATTGGTACACTACAAGTCGGTCAATCAATTCTTTATAAGAATACTTCTGATGTTATTGCTACTGCAACAATTCAGAGTATTGTACAGATCGACGCCGGCAATACTCTTGTTGTTAATAGTGCAGCTGGATCATTTGCGCCCGGCCAAAGATTAGAAGTAACAAGTGATTCATCTATTTCTGCAAACGTCGATCAAGTAGATTTAACACTCGGTGTTTACGAAATCAGAAAATCAATTAGCACTATAAAATATTCATCGGCTAATAATAATCAGCTGCCTGATAGTAAAAGAATTTATCGTTATAATTCTAGTGGGCAGAAGGTTGCTGAAGGCCTTCTATTAACAGTATCGCACGACGCTGGTACTAACACTGGTAATCTTACATTTGTTCCTATTACTGGATACTTTACAGAAACAGAAAAACTATACACGGACGCAAATACTTCTATTGCAACTATAGAAACATATACATCTAATGTTTCTGGTGGCGATTATGTAGCTTCAGAGTATAGTAGAATATTCACACAGACAACAAATACATCTGGAATTCCAGTATCTACAAGTTTTGGATCTGGCGCTGGGTTTAATGTTGGTACTCTTGGTGATCAAGAATCGATATTCATTGGTACCGATCTTCTTAATTCTAATGGTGTTGCCACACTTGATTATGATCGAAAAATTCTTACTGTTGCATCAAACACCGGATTTGCCATCGGCGATAGAGTATATCAAACTATCAATAAAATTGCATTCAATGGTAATACTGCAGTAAACGCAACGTCTGGATTCTTTACAATACCAACAGCCAATTCTAAATTTACAATTGGTGATATTGTTAAGTACGAAGTAGCTACTGGTAATACCGCATTAAATGGCCTAGTCAGCGATGACTATTACTATGTTGTATCAACTAATACAACCGGTCTTATTTTATCATATCCAGCAAATAAAACTACTCATATTAATACAACAAACTACTCTACTTTTGCTAATAATAAAATAACTCAAGAAGGCCATTATTTTTATAAGTTAGCTCATGCTACAGTATTTGAAGTTGGCACTGGCGTACTTCGCACTAAAGATAATCATAATACTTTAAGTATTACGGGCGGCGCAGTAAGCAATACTGTATACGCTAACAGCAACATTATCAAGTATGGCGCCACCACTAATACTGCAATCAGTGCAGTCACGGCTTATACTACACTAGCAATTGCAAATCAAGCATACACTCCTCTTCCAGTTACAGCCGCAGCATATGGATTTCCAAAGAATCCACAGGGTGATGCTAAGAATACAATATATTCATGTTTAACATTTGGTCAATTCAACATTGGTACAATTGGATCATTGAGTGGTGTCGACCCTGGATCTGGTTATAATGTTGATCCTTATGTTCTAGCATACCAACCATACATTTCTGCATTTGGTCGTAAAGATTTTATTATTAGTATTGCAAACACTACTGGCGTATATGCTGTCGGCGAAAGAGTTCAACAGACATTTGCAAATCTAATATATTATGACCTTAAAGTAGATAATGGTGTTTATGGAAATACGTACAGTGAAAAGAACTTCAATGTCAACACAAAAGATGAAATTCAAAGTTCTAATGATTTTGTTCTTTATATATCAAACACAGTAGTATTTAATACTACAGATGATGTAAATTCCAATACTGATTTCATTGCGATCGCTGGCGCTGATACATCTTATCCATCAAATACTTATGTTCGCTATTATACAGCTGCTGGAAACACGGCTTTAACTGGACTATCAAATAATTCGTTCTATTATATAGCTCATTCAAACTCATCCGGCATTACACTTTCTAGTACGGCGGGTGCAGCAAATATTAATATTACACAAGCATCAAATGTAGTTATATTCAATTCCAATACTGCAGTAAATGGAACAACAGATTTTATTACAATTGCTACTGCAAATACACTCTTTGCAAATGGTGATCAAGTAAGATACTTTACTGCTAATGGAAGTACCGCTGTTATTGGCTTGTCAAATAATGAGTTGTATTATGTTCGTTATGCAAATAGTTCTGGTTTAGCTTTATCAGCGAGTGCTGGTGGAGCGAATGTTGATATTACTGCTTTAAATCCAGGAGATGCAGGACACTATCTAAGATATTATAATGCAGCCTCAAATGGTCATAATTTAGCAAAGTATGCGAGTGAATTTGTTGATAATCAAAGAATCATATACCGAGTTCCAACATCTAATACTGTCATCGCCGGTCTTGCTAATAACACGGCATATTATATTGTCGGTGCTAATAGTGTAGGATTTAAGCTTTCTCTTACAGTGGGTGGATCTGCTTTAGCAATCAATGCTACAGCTGGTGTTGCAGAATCACATAACTTCTCTACTATTCCTGGATTCTTACCAGGCGATTCCGTGTATGTTAACAGTGCTCCAGTTGTAAATGCTTTAGTTCAATCAGTTTATACAATTGGATCAAATAATTATGTAAGAATTTCTGGTAATACAGGAACTATTACTGCTAACGCATTATATTCTTACACAAATCCATATGTCACTGGAAATGTACAAAGCTTTGCTTTATATCAAATTACTTCTACAGCAAAGGGAATTGTTAAAGCTGCAAATACAACTACAGTACACGTAAAAAGACTCACCTTTGAAAACACATTTCAAGCAAATACTCTTTTAGTCGGTTCTGTTTCTGGTGTTACTGCTAATGTTGTTGGAGTAGAGGAAGATCTTAGTCTTGTATATCCAATTGGATTAAATGCCATAATTGAAGCAAACGTAATTACAGCTAGTGGACAAGTTACTTCATTACAAGTAATCGATTCTGGAATTGGTTATTCTAATGGAGATGTTGTGCAATACACCTCTGCAGATGGACTGCGATCTGGTACTATTAAAGTAGTGAATGATGGAAATGGAATAAGCAAGGGATATTATAAGAGTACTAAAGGCTTCCTTTCAGAAGATATGTACGTACATGATGGTGATTACTATCAAGAATATTCATACGAAATTCTATCTAAGATATCGGTTGATTACTATGCTGATATGTTTAAGAAAGTTATGCATACTGCTGGTACTAAGTTCTTTGGATCGGCCGTGATTATAGAAGAAGACAGTTTACCAGTTACATTATCTGAGATCTCTACTGGTCAGCAAATTAAATTTAACTCATACAGTGATGTAAATTCAGGAAATGAAACTATTAGTACTGGTACAATTAATCCATTTGCCAACGGCGATCAAGTAAAATACACAACTGCTACATCAAATACTGTATTGTCTGGCCTTGCTAATAATACTAGTTATTATATTGTTCAGACTTCTGGTACAACAGTTAAACTATCATTAACTGCCAATGGAACTCCTATAAATATAACAGCTAATACTACAGATAGTGGAGCTCCATCATCTGGCCACTATTTAACAAAGACGGTCGAGGAATAAATGTCAGTTACTCAGAAACTTGTAACAACTAATTTTAATGTTGAAAGCGCAGCGTCGTTTGTCGATTCTTTTGCTAATAACGACTACTTTGTCTTCGCAGGCAAGCACACTCCTTATCCTGGAAGTGATACAACTCTGACAACTCCTACAGACAGTCTTAAGTCTACAAACTTAGATGTTTATGATAACATGATTTTTGCTAAAAGAATTTCTTCAAGTGATGTTGTGCACTGTATTCCTAAATATCTTTGGACAGCAAATACATTTTATAATAAGTATGATCATACAGATGGAGATCTCTACAGTAAGAAATTTTATACTTTAATCGATGAGGGTACAGAGTATAACGTTTTTAAGTGTATATTTAATTCTAGTAATGCAACAATTCAAACAAATTCTACTAGTGCTCCTTCACTAAAAATAACAACTCCGTATCCAACTGGAGATGGTTATATTTGGAAGTACATGTATAGCATTACAAAAACACAGTATGAAAATTTTGCTACAAAGAGTTATATTCCAATTATTGCTAATACTACGATACAAGCAGCGGCAGTTCCGGGCACAATTGAAGTTATAGATATTGTTAGTGCTGGAAAGGGATATGACAATTATATTGAAGATGCTACATTTAGAACAACAGATCTTGCCGTTGGAGGTGTGAATAACATATATGGAGCTCCGGACGACGCTGTAGCAGAAGATGATTATTATGCTGGATGCGTAATCAATATCAAAACATCGAGTGCGGGTGCTGCTGGACAACATCGTCGAATTGTAGATTATCGTGGAGTAGGTGGACAAAAGATCTTTATACTAGATTCTGCATTTACAACAGCTCCAGCTGCTGGTGATACGTATGAAATATATCCATACATATACGTATGGGGTGACGGAAGTGAAACAACAGCGGCTGAAGGAATGGCTATTATCGATAGTAGTTCTTCAAACAGTATTATGCAAGTTGAAATGCTTAAAGTTGGAGCTGGATATCGCTATGGTGAATCATATGTCGGTAAGACTCCTAATACACTTCCAATAACTATTGATAGCGTCTTTATTAATTTACCAGCGTCTATTTCTGGAGCAAGCACTTTCGAGGCAGCTGTATTACAGCCAATTATTTCGCCAATTGGTGGACATGGATCTGATCCAGTAACAGAATTCGGCGCTAAAAGAATTTGTATTAGTACTGCTTTTACAGATAGTGAAGGCGGAGCAATACCGACCGAAAATGATTTTAGACAGGTCGGGTTAATTAAAAATCCGCTTTATACGAATGTTGATCTTACTCTTAGATCAGCTAATACTATTGGTAACTTCCAAATCGGTGAGTACGTATATCAGTTTAAGCAACTTAAGCTGAATGGAAATGTAAGTGTTGTTACTGATAGCACTAATATTGTTAAAACAGATCAAGGCCGCATTTCTTCAACAGTTGCTATAGCAAATGGAGGAAGTGTTTATTCGAGTGACGTGGCTGTAACCGCAAATAATACCGGAACCGGTGGGTCAGGGTTTGCAGCAACTGTTAGTTTAACAGCAAATGTAATTACATCGGTCACTGTTACGAATCAGGGAAACAATTATACTAGTGTTCCTACTTTACTAGTTACTGCCACTTCTGGATCTGGTGGTCAACTTTTAGCTTCATTAGCTAATCCGCAGACTCCTACTTTTAAAGACAGTTTTTCTGTTAATGATTATGTTTTAGTTACATCAGGAAGTAATAACTATCTTTCTGTTGTGAGTAATGTTCCACAAGACTATCAAATTACTGCTACTACTAATTCTCACTTTACAGCTAATAACTGCGAAATTTCAGCTTTAAAGTTGCAGGCTTTTGGTGAAGTAACTTCAGTTAGTGCTGGGCTACTTACTTTGTCAAACGTTACTGGAGTGTTTGCTGCTGAGTCAAAAATTGTTGGTGTATCTTCAGGTGCTACTAGTATTATTGAAACGACTCCCATTCAAGTAAATGGTAAAACAGCCGGTGCTTTTACTACAGCTGTGCAGCTTACTAGACTTGTAGGAAATTATCCCGGTGGTACACCATTCTTGAATGATGAAGTTATTGAACAGGACAGCCTTATTGAATATGCAAAGCCGCGAGGGGCTTTTCACAGTATTCAAATTAATGGCGGTGTTGATGATGATATTATGTATATCAGTAATAAATTTAGCACATTCAATTTGAATAGAAATATTTCTGGCACAACATCTCTAGCATCGTTAACAAATCTAACTAATAAATATCCTGGAGACTTTGTTGTTGGCAGTGGGCAAGTTCTATACATTGAAAACTTAGATGCTATTACTAGAGCTGGCAACAAATCAGAAATTATAAAAATAATCTTAGAATTTTAATTGGAGTTTTAATTAAATGGCTCTGCAGACAGACCTAAACACCTTTCCATATTACGACGACTACGATCCGACTAATAAGTACTATCGCGTTCTTTTTAAGCCGGGTGTCGCGGTGCAGGCCAGAGAACTGAATCAGTTACAGTCAATTTTACAAAATCAAATTGAAAAATTTGGTGATAATATTTTCAAGCGCGGCACGATTATTGAAGGCTGTAATATTGTTCGCCATCCCGTTCTTCCTTATGTAAAAATTAAAGACGTTGAAACAGATGGTACTCAAGTTAATGTAACTGCATTTGAAGGGTTATCAGTTCGTAATAGTTCTAATGTAACAGGTTATATTGTAAAAACGGTTGCTGGATTTGAAACTCGAGTTCCAGATCTAAATACACTGTATGTAAAATATAATTCATCTGGTGACAATTCTAACACTGCAACATTCTCAGCCGGCGAGACGCTTACTGTATATAGTCCACAGTATCCTTTATTTGAAACTCTTGTTATTAATGGTTCTTCAACATTTAGTAATAATGATGGAGTCGTTTTTGTTTCTGCTCTTGCTGTGCAAAATACTACTGGTGGTAAAACGTTTCCAACAAACGCGTTTGTTGCCGGTCAAGTAATTCAAAATGGTGTTGCTAATTTAACTATTATTGAAGCTAATACAACAGCAAATACTAGTGCACTTGTTCTAAAAGTAAAACCTCTTTCTGCTGATCTTATCACAGCAAATACAATAAAATGGAGAGTTTCTGCTGGAGAATCAATTTTAAATGCAACTACTGCAAACAGTGCGAAAGTTGTAGCTGTTATTGGTACTGGTGCTGGTGGTTCACTATTAACAGACAGTCTTGGTAAGATTACATCTATTTCTGTTACTAGTCAGGGCTCTGGTTATTATGTAGAACCACATACCACTGTTATGAAGTTAACAACATCAGGCTTAACTAGTACTCAAATTGATACACTAAATGTAACAGCTCTTAACTATGCTGCTACTATTTCTGTTGCTAATGCATCACTTCAACCAATTGGTGCTGGATATGGTGTAACTGTTGACGAGGGTACTATTTACCAGAAGGGATTCTTCTCGCGAGTATCTTCTCAACTCGTAGTTGTAAGTAAATATTCAAATACTGATTTTGATAAATCTGTTGGTTTTTATACTGCTGAAGATCTGATCGACAGCAACGAAGATACTTCTCTTCTTGATAATGCAACTGGAACATATAACTATGCTGCGCCGGGCGCTGATAGACTTAAGTTAACTCCAGAACTTACTGTTCTTGATAAAGATATTGCAGATGCTAATACTGACTTTCTTCCAATTTTGGAATTTGCTGGTGGTAGACCATACAGACAAAGTCAGAGTACTGTTTATAATGTAATTGGCGATGAAATGGCCAAGAGAACATATGAAGAGTCTGGCAATTACGTACTCGATCAGTTTATTGTTTCTACAAGAGATTCGTCAGTATTTTCTGAAACGTCTTCACTATTTAAGATTAATATTGATCCGGGTAAAGCATATATTAATGGGCATCGAGTAGAAACATACGAGTATAGATCTAATATCAACAAAGGAACTTCTACTACTACAAACACCAGTGCTAAGATTCGTCTTGGTATCGGTAGCTTTGTTCGTGTAAAAGAACTCGGTGGATATTTTGGATTTAACATTGGTGGTTTAATAGAACTTCATTCTGCAGCCGTTACGTATATTACGTCGTCGGCCGGAAGTGCAATTTCTTCACCAGCAAATAAGATTGGCGAAGCTCGTATTCGCTCTATGATATTAGAATCTGGAGAACCCGGCACAGCTAACGCTGTCTATAGATTATATCTATTTGATATAGTAATGAACAGCGGGCAAAACTTTGGTGCAACTCGCTCTGTTTATTACAATGGCACTAATGATGGTGTTGCTGATATAGTAATTGGTGATGGAGGATTTGCAGTACTTGAAGATTCTTCTGGTAATTCGCTGCTATACAGTTCAGTGCCTGCTCTTAAATCTGTTTCAAATATTTCATATACATACAGAACAACAAATGAAAGTGCTACATCTAATACTACTGGATATGTTAGTTTAACAACTGCTACCGATATCAATTTCCCATATACTGGCGCATTAAGCCAAGCAGCAGAAAAAGATCTTCTTATTGTTCCAACTGCTGATTATCAATCATCAACGCCAATAACGGGAACTGTTTCTGTTGGTACAGGCAGTACATCAAATACTATTGTCACTGGAACTGGTGGTGCTAATCTTCTTGCTACATTTAGCGCGGGCGACTTTGTTAGATTTGCTAATTCCACAAATGGCAGTGTCACAATCAAACAAATTGCACAAGTTACCAATACGTCATCAATGATTCTTACAGCTGGGCCAGGACAAACGTTCACTGGTGGTAGTGCTACAATGTACTTCCCTAAGAATGTTCCTATATCATTGTCGACAAAATCTACGCGATGGGCAAACGTAAATGTGTCTAATAGCCAACAGATGACAATTTATCTGGGAAGTAATATTGCTAATACGAGTAATGCATCATCATCTGCAAATCTAATGATTACATATAACGCTACTCGAGTAAATGTAAGCTCAACTGGTAAAACTAGTGAACGTGGAGTTTATACTCGTGTAGTTTGCTCTAATAATTCTGGTTCAGTTCGTGGACCATGGGCTCTTGGAGTATCTGATGCGTTCCGCTTAACAAAAGTATATTCGGCCAATGGCGCTTCAGTAGCTAAGACTTTCAATGCAAATACTGGTGTTATAAATTCAGCTACAGCAAACGCGTTTATTCAAGTCAGCAACAATCCTTTTGCTAATGGAGATTCTTTTGTTTATGCAAACTCTACTACAACGCTTGGAGGACTTTCTGGAGCAGCAACATATTATGCTGTATACGCAAATAGTACTGGTATGGCTCTTGCTTCTACTCGTGGTGGAGCCAATTTAACTATTACTGCTTCTGCCACCTCAGAAAATCATACGTTCACAGGTCAACCAATCTTCTTTACTGCTAATACATATGGTGTAACAGATATTACAAATGATTTCTACATTGACACCAATCAGAAAGAAGACTATCTAGATACTTCTTATCTATATAGAAAGCCACGGGCCGTTGAACTTGGAACTGATGTTGTACTACTTATAAAATATGATGTATTTAGTGGCGGTGATATTGGTGTAAAAACTGTTAGTTCTTATACTATCGATGATACTTTAAATTTTGATGCTCTTTCTGTATCATCGAGCATTCACACACTAGAAATTCCAGAAATGCTTGGAACAAGTGGAGTTTATTATGATCTTCGTGATCAATATGATTTCCGGCCGCGCTCAGCAAATACAATTAATTTAATTAAAGAAATTTCAACAGTTGCTGCTGGAGCAAACGCTGCTAGTATTATTAACCCCGGTGAACCGGCTTCAGCGGATCGCTTTACAGCATCTGAAAAGTATTTCCCAACGCCGGATACAGATCTAACTGCAAGCATAGAATATTATCTTGGTAGATCAGATCGTGTTGTTCTAAGCAGCACAGGACAATTTATTGTTCGTACTGGTAAAAGTGGATTTATTAGTGATATTCCACCGGAGCCAAAGAATAGTTTAACACTACAAATTCTAACTATTCCTCCGTACCCTTCATTGCCGCAATCTCTTTCAAATGATATGGCAAAAATCATTGATACAAAGATAGCAACAGAATCTTATGGGCGTAGAATAGGGCTTTACACTGTAACTTCTAATATTGGTACCACTGACCGATCGCGTATTCAGGTCAAGGGGTACAAAATGGCTGACATCGCTTCTCTTGAAAAGAGAATCAAAGATCTTGAATATTACGTATCATTCACATTAGCAGAAGCTCTAGCCAAGTCTAGATTTATTCCTTCTTCAGCTGATTCATTGATAGATCGCTTCCGCTTTGGTTTCTTTGTTGATCCATTCACAGATTATAACTATGCAGATCTTGGTAATCCTGAGTTTTATGCTACAATTAAAGACGATCAACTTTGGCCGCGGCTGTCAGAATTGAATCTTTCTTTCCGTCCGGATGATGGATCATCCGGAGTTGTGACTCTTCCATACAATGAATTTACTCTTATTTCTCAAAATGATGCAACTGATGGTACTGTAGAAGGTCCAATTACAGTAACCACTGTGACTCAACAGACATCTATTGCACTTCAGTCTCAGCGCAGTACTTCTCTGAGTAGCACTGGTTCAGTTTATGAAGAGTTCTTCTATACGTTTAGTGCACTATCAGGTCCAGTAGAATTTTATATTAACGGGCGCGATAATGATCTTGCTCTTGAAGTATTCCAATCTTCAACTGCTGGTGGAGAGTATATTTCAACATACAACTCAGCATCAGCTCTTCCTATCACTACAACAGATATTACTGCAAAGAATCTGTCTGTTCTAAATGATGGAAGAAAGATCGAACACCCTGGTTCTATGGAGCGCAAATCAACTGGTCCAGTTGGTGGATGGATTCAGGATCACTTCAAACTTCTTTGGACTCATAGTCCAAATGATGGTATTTACTATAAGTTACGCATTTATAAAGGTAAGTTTGATAGTGGTCTATTCCAGGATGCCAAAGCCGGTACATTTGGATTTAAACTATACTATCCATCAGATGTAGTAACAACTGTTACAAAGATTGTGCCAAATGCAGCTAACTTTGACTACAATGGTCTAGTTTATCAAGTCAGTCCAGCAGATTTTACGATTATGCTTTCTAATCAATTTGCATACTTTGATTATTATGGTTCGATAAACCTTGGTGATTATATAGCTGATGCACAAAGATTTAGTATTTCGATTACTGGACTAAAACCGAATACATATCACAAATTTATATTTGACAATGAAGATAAGACAAGTAAATGTTCACAGACAAGAACATCTACAACTAATACATCTGGTCTACTATCAGATGTCAATGGTATTCTTAATTTCGACTTCTACTATGATGCTGGAATCGATGAAGCTACATCTGATTTACAGCAAAGAAACAAGCTCGCTGCTGCTGCTGCAGGAACTAAAGTATTTTCTGTACAATCATATGATGGCAACTCAGATGCATCAGGTTCAATTGGCATTAAATATTACAGCTATATTCCATATGACTATGGAACTACAACTGGCTTGAATTCAACACAAACTGCCACGATGTCCTCAACCACAACTGATTATACCATAACTACTCAAACAACTGATACGTATACTTCACAAGCTATCAATGATGCTATTGATACTAAAAACGTTACTTACTCAGGTGGGTTTAAATCTTTATCTGATAACTACGAGCAGTTAGTTTGATTAATATAAATAAACAAAAGATTAAGAGGAATTAATGTCTAATTTTGACTACATCCAAACGTTTTACGTAAATCCTGAAACAGTTGCTAACGCGACTGAAATCATGTTAACGTCTATTGATTTATTTTTTAAAGCAAAGCCAGTAGAAAATGCTAATATTAGTGGTACTGCAAAACCAGGACTGAACGTCTGGATTTGTACTGTAGAAAATGATGCGCCACTTCCAAATTCTACACTATTAAATTCCGTAAAGTTTATTGAATACGATTCTGTTAATATTAGTAATGATGCTCAGACTCCTACAGTAGTTGGATTTTCTAATCCGGTCAGAGTTAAGACTGGTAGCTTTTATGGAATTGCTATAAAGTATAACGATCCAGCGTATGATATTTGGACTAACGTTCAGGGTGATAGAATAATTAGTGCAGGAGGAGCAACTAATATTGCTTCTCCTGGTTCACAATCTAGATTTGATGGGTATCTTTATAAATCAACAAACTTTGATAGTTATGATAAGTTAAGTGATAAAGATCTTAAATTTAGAGTTAAAGTAGCACAATTTGTTGCTAATAATATAACAATTCCACTAGTGAATAAAGAATATGAATTCTTTACAATTGACAATACTTCTTCTGGTTCTCTTATTGGTGGTGAGTGGGTATATTCGAATGTTGCTAATGCTACAGGCACAGTAACATTCACAAACTCAAATAATATAATCACTGGAACTACAACAACTTTTACCAATTATGCTATTGATAATAAGGTTGTATTAATTGATGGTAGTAATAGAGATATTGTCACTATCACTAATATTAATAGTGACACGTCAATCACCGTTGACAGATATCCTAGTTTTAATGCAACTGGTATTGGATTTAAAGTTCCACCGGTGGCCACTGTGTATTTTACAGATTATAGTAAATATAAAGTGTATTTAGTCGATTCTTCAGCTAATACTACTTCTAAATTTGCAGTCGGAACAAGAATTACTGGAATTCGATCCGGCGCTTCTGCTAATGTTGCAACAATTGATAGATTCCAAGTAGATAACTTCAAACCGAGCTTCTTAGTTGGAAATCCTATTAGTTCTACATATACTATGAACTACAATATTGCTAATTCGTCTAATCAAATGCCAGCAACTTCTACTAATTTAGAACTATTAAAATTCAATAGTGCTCCTCGAGCATCATATATTCTTTCAAGATCTTTAGAAGTAGATAACTCTAATCTATATGGTGCAAACAGAAAATCTGCTGTTGCTAATATAACATTCAATGTAACTACATCTGATGTTAATCGATTCTCTGTGCCATATATTGATACCGGCGAATTAGATTTCTTCTTCTATCAGAATGATATTAATAATGTAACTACAACCACGCGTGGTGGAATTGCTAATTATGATACTGAAGTAGATCGCAATGGACTTGCTAAATCTAAATATGTTTCTAAGAAGATTCAGTTTGGTGAAGGTAGATATGCTGAAGACGTCGTTGTATATCTTGCAGCGTATCGCCCTGCAGGAACTCAGATTAAAGTTTACGCCAAGCTTCATAACTCGGCTGACAAAGAAGCATTTGATGATAAGTCATGGTCGCCATTAGAGTTAAAGAATAACACTGCTCGATATAGTACTGAAGATCCTAGAGATATTTGGGAATATACTTATTCACTTCCACAATACCCTGAAGTCAGTTCAAGTTTAGCTGGAAACTTCCAGACTACTCTGAGTAGCAATACAATTACTACTACTCTCTCTCAGGTTGGTAATATTGCTGTTGGAGATCTTATTCGAGTATACAGTGTTCTTACTACAGAAAATCATCAAGTATTTCCAGTTGCTAGTGTTAACACCACAGCTATTACAACGTTTAAACCAATCACTAATGTGAACATTATTGGTGATGTTAATGTTGATCAATTAAAATATAAGAATACAGCATGGAATAACATTGCTAATGATAATGTTGCTAGATATGTAACTTCGTCTTATACTGAATTTGATACGTATAATACAATGCAACTTAAAGTTGTTCTACTTTCTGAAACAACACATGTTATACCAAGAGTAGAACAGCTTCAGGTAATTGGAGTGTCCGCATAATGCTAGCGAAAACAGATCACCATGGTTATGTTAAAGACACTAACAGTGGTGTTATTATAAACACCAATGAAGAAGAATATAAAAAGTTCGTAGCTGCTCGTGAGGCGAATAAAAAGAATAACAGTTTATGTAAAAGAATAGATGAAGTTGAAAACGATCTTCGTGATATCAAAAGTCTATTATTACAGTTAGTTAACGGAAGAAATTAATGTCTAGACAAGTAGCTAATGTTGATATCATTACTGACAGCTTTGAAATATGGTTACTCAAAACAAATGAGTTACTAAACTCTCTGTCGACTGAAATTGTTACAGCAAATACCACTGTTGGCAGCACTGGCAATTCTACAATCAGTAGAACTGGTCAGCTGTGGGGTACATTTGGAGCAAACACCTTAGTTGTTACTAATGCACTGCGTGGCGGCAATGTTAACGGTCTTTCAGCAAATCTAGTTATAACTACAAATGCTACTGCTTACGTTGCTGCTGATGCTGGTATACGAGTACTAGTTGGTAACACCACTTCCAATAGCTTCTTAGGTCCTGTTGGTATCTATCTCGGCTTAGGAACAGCTAATTCTATTGTAAACAGTAGTCTGATTATAACACAATCTAGCAGTACTGTCAACACAAATATTTCACCTAGCCGCATTCAAATTGCAAATACTACATCTACAGCAAACATCACACCGACTGCTTTTAACACAGGTCTCTTTGTTGGTAATACTACAGTTGTAGCCATTGGTGCTAATGTTTATGGAAATGCTACATCTCTTTATGTCGGCAATTCAACATTCAGCAGTGTAGTTGGCAATGGATCTTGGACTGGCACAGCAAATCTTACAATTACACCAACCAGCTATCTAACTATTAGTGGTGCTGCAAATGTAGTTTCGAATGCCAACTTTGCAAACACAATTGCAGTGACTGGTGCGGCTACGTTATCAAATACATTAACTGTTACTGGACTTACTACCGCTTCTGGTAATCTTAATACTCCGACGGCTAACGCGTCATCCGCGGTAAATGTCGGCGCAAACGTAAATCTGACAGCTGCAAGAATTAATGTTGGCAACACAACAGTTAATACGTTTATTACTTCAACTGCTATTGAAACCGATGGCACACTCACTGTGCTCGGAGCTGCTACATTATCAAATACATTAAATATTACCGGTCTCACTACAGCTTCAGGTAATATTAATACTCCTACAGCTAACGCTTCATCGACAATCAACGTCGGCGCAAACGTAAATCTGACAACTGCTAGAATTACCGTTGGTAATACTACAGTTAATACATTCCTCACCTCAACTGCTATTGAAACCGATGGCACACTTACTGTTGTTGGTGCAACCGTCTTATCAAATACTCTTTCAGTGACCGGTGCAGCTAATACATTAAGTACGTTTGGAGTTTCTGGTGCAGCCAATGCATTAAGTACATTTGGAGTTTCAGGCGCAGCGAATGCTCTGAGCACACTCGGCATTACCGGTCTCACTACAGCGTCAGGTAATATTAATACTCCTACAGCTAACGCTTCATCGACAATCAACGTCGGCGCGAATGTCAACTTAACAACCGCTAGAATTAATGTTGGCAACACAACAGTTAATACGTTTATTACTTCAACTGCTATTGAGACTGACGGAACTCTTACGGTTCTTGGTACTACGACTCTATCAAATACATTAAGTATTGCAAACACAACAACATTCCAAACAGATTATGTTGTTGATGTAGCTGCAAACGCTGATGTCGGATCTACAATTGGATCAGTATTAGTTTATAGATTCCCGAAAGCAACATATTCTTCTGGTAAATTTGAAGTACAAGTCAAAAATGGAAACACACAACTTTCTGAACTAGTTCTTGCTCATGATAATTCTTCCAGTGCATTTATAACTGTATACGGTACTGTATCATCAAATGGTGGTTCATCTCCACTCGGAACATTTACGGCAAACACAGATACTGCCAATGTTAATCTATATCTTGTACAATCTGTAGCAAACTCAGCAGTAAAAGTTGTAGCACATCTAATCAAGTAAGGTCAACATGGCGAATACTAATTTTAAAATCGATAATGGATTGTTAGTAACAGATGGTGTTTCGCTGTTTCAAGCAAACGCCACGATCAATGCTCACGCCATTGTTAAGCAAACGCTCAGTGTAGAAGGTGACTTAAACGTTACTGGGAATCTTACCTATAGTAACACATCTATTGCAGGCGACTTAATTCCTACTGCTAACGGTAAAGCTCTGGGTAACACTAGTAGAACATTTGATGTTTATGCTGGAAATCTCTATTTCGCTAATTCTATTGTTACTGCAAACGGTGTTTTAATTAATATCAGAGCGCAATCTGGTATTATAGCAAATTCTACCGGGCTTTATGTAAATGCATCATCAGTTGGTGATGGTATTTTACCAGTTCTTCGTGGTGGCACCGGTGGAAATACAGCAGTTACTGCAATTAATAATCTTTTGCCAACTCAAACAGGTTTACCAGGTTATTATTTAAAAACTGATGGATTCAACGTTTCTTGGGTACAAGGCGCTGGTTTTACAGGTTCAATAGGCTTTACAGGATCGGCTGGATCTATAGGATTTACTGGATCACAGGGTAATATTGGTTGGACTGGTTCTGCTGGTTCTACTGGTGGAACTGGATTTACTGGTTCTATTGGATCTACAGGATTTGTTGGATCACAAGGTACTGCTGGTGGAACTGGTGGAACCGGATTTACTGGATCAGTAGGCGCTGGATTTACTGGATCACAAGGTACTGCTGGTGGAACTGGTGGAACTGGATTTACTGGATCGCGAGGAACCATTGGTGATCCTGGTTCTACTGGTGCTACCGGATTTACTGGATCACAGGGTACTGCTGGAACAAACGGTGGGACTGGCTTTACCGGTTCACGAGGAACCATTGGTGATCCTGGTACTACTGGATTTACTGGTTCACAGGGTACTGCTGGTGGAACTGGTGGAACCGGTGCTACTGGCTTCACTGGTTCAGTAGGAAATACTGGTGCTACTGGATTCACTGGATCACAGGGTG